AATATATGCCCATCAGTTGCCTCTAAATAAGTACCACGATTGTCCCGCACTACGTTAACACCTTGGAGATAGTAGCGAATATCCTTTTTTGCGGACAAGTGGAGCATGGCTCGGATATGCTTACGTTGAATAGAGAATTTCATATTGACACCTTTTAAAGTTGAAATGATGCACTATTGCACCCAGTAACCCACGCTTAAGCATGGGCTAGAGGTTGCATTGTCAGTAGGTCAGACAATCAAAGTAAGCGAGAGCCAGTGTTGCAAAGCATAAGCCTAAAACAATAGAGGCGAAAAGGTCAAGCATTGTTTGTTTCATTGCTAACCCCTTAGAGCAAAAAAGAATGTAGGCCATTGGCATAACATACGTCGCCAGTGCTCAAAGCATACAATGGTTCAGTGCGACGATACAAAGGGTTAAAACGCTCTCCAAGGTACTCTAAACCTACAATCGTGCCCTTTGGTACGCTACCCTCTTGACTAACTATTAAATTGCTTACAGTGGCCGTTTTAAACAACTTGTACTTGTTTGGGTTGCTTAGATAGTCTGAATAGTCAAATTTCATGTTTACACCTATTGAATGATTGATTGAAAAACAAGAACATTTTTTCTATGCTCTCACTATATAAGCATAATAGAATCGTGCCAGTTCTCGTAAGTCATTGATTTATAAGGCATAGGAATAACCCTTACACGGGTTAACCCTTACCTATATTATCACCATGTGAAATATCTAATACTTAAAGTGTATACAATCTTTGTTCACAATATCTGTATACGATATCTAGGATGCTCTGTTATGGTGCATCGACCTTACTCATTAGTTAGTTAGTGCTCACTTGCTACCAAGTTAGTAGACACTAACCTAGTTAAGTTAGTGTGCGCTTACTTCGATGTTAGTTAGTGCTTACTTTTGTATGGGGGGGAGGGGGTAGTCGTGCTGTGTAATATTTGTGGGAGCCTCGTATCCACAAGTTAGGGTAATTTGGAATATATAGAAAACTAAGGAATCTATACAGGTGGTAGAGGATGTGTATAGATAAATAGGGTGGCAGTAAAGTACAGACGTAGCAAGGCAGTCGTAGATATTCTCATGGTCTTGAGAATCCCTGACTTAGGGTGGGTGTCGTTTATCGTACAGAGTTAAGTTAGTCTCTGTGGGGCTTCAGGTCGTATTACCTTTCGGTGCGTACCACTTTATAGCCACCGCCCTTACTTCCCTGTCGGGTCATTGTTGGGCAACGTATATCTCATGCCTTTGAGGGTGCGACTGCAACACCCGACATCCCTTTACTTATCTTGTCGCCAATCAGTTGTATCTGTATTGGATTTGCCAATGTTACACGCTTCGCAAAGTACTTGCAAGTTCTCAATGCTAAGTTCTTTATCTGGGTGCTTTGACCTTGGGAGAATGTGGTCAACATGGATATAACCACCAATTTCCCCACAAGCCTGACACTTCTTGCCAAACCTGACTAAAGCCTTGTATCGGACATCTCGCCATTCCCTTGTCCTGTAAAACTCCTTGCCCATCCCTAAAAGATAGGCGGGTGGTGGTTCAAAGGTTGGCTTCTTCTTGGGAGACTTTTTCTGCATAGCCCACGCTATTTGAGAAGCCTTCTTATTTATCATGGCTTGGATGATGGGACTAGATTCGGCTAGTTTTGCCAATGTCTTCTTGGCTTTGGCGGCCTTCTTCTTGCGTTCTTGCTTGACCGCCTCCATGCCACGTTTACTGTAAATAGCCATAAAAAAAGCCCTCTAGGAGTGATACAGTCGTGCCCCCCGATTACTCGAAGGCTGTACCACTTCTACAAGGCTTCATCTGGCACGAACAGATGTATGCAGTATATCAGGGATTACCCTATTGTTCAACAAATAAATCTAAAGCATAATGTGGTTGCCAAGACGCATGGAGATTGAACGTCTTAATACTGGCTCTTGTCGTCCAGTCTTGCAGTCTCCAGCCGTGTTAGCAAACTTCCGCTATTGTGGGCAAAAGTAATGACCGAAACTAAACAGCGTGGTAGACCAAAAGGGTCAACTAATAAACAGTTCTCCCTTACCAGTTATGCTGATAAGCCAGAACTCATCACCCTTCCCAAGACTGAGACTGCCCAATTAAAAGAACTAAAGAACCTTCTGATAAACAGCGCAGGTTCTAGAGTTGTCCACAAAGCAGTAGAGATAGCCCTTAATGACGAACACCCTGCCCAACTAGCCGCCATCAAACTCTGTATGGACAGAATGTTGCCCGTCAGTATGTTTGAGAAAGAAGGCAAACATAGGTCGGCAGTTAACATTACGATAACAGGTATTGGTGGCGTAGAAATAGGTCAACCAACTACTATTGATGCTGAAGACATAGAGGCAAAAGATGAGTGACTTGAACTTTTCGCTATTGCCGTGGCAACAAGAAGTTTTTTCCGACTCCACGAGGTTCAAAGTTATTGCCGCTGGTAGGCGGTGTGGCAAGTCTAGATTAGCGGCAACCACCCTTCTTATAGAGGCTTTGCGTTGCCCAGCAGGATCAGCCGTACTTTATGTAGCCCCCACAAACGGACAAGCAAGGCAGATTATTTGGGACGTTTTGATGGACTTGGGAAGGGAAGTTATCCAAAATGCCCATATCAACAACCAAAACATCACGACTATCAATGGGGCAAGTATCTATGTCCGTGGTGCTGATAGACCTGATACCTTACGGGGTGTGTCTCTTACCTATGCCGTACTAGACGAGGTAGCAGACATTAAGCCAGAAGCGTGGGAGCAAGTTATCAGGGCTTCTCTGTCAGACAAAAAGGGCAGAGCCATGTTCATTGGTACGCCAAAGGGCAGAAACTGGTTCTATGACATATACAAGTTAGGACAGTCAGAAGACGATCCTGATTGGAAGTCTTGGCACTTCACCACCAAAGACAACCCCTTGATTGACCCAACTGAGATTGAGTCAGCCAAGAAAACCTTGTCTACCTTTGCTTTCAAGCAAGAGTACATGGCTAGTTTCACCAATGCTGGTAGCAATGTGTTCAAGGAAGAATGGATTAAGTACGGGGAAGAACCTCAGTACGGCAGTTACTACTTAGCCATTGACTTGGCAGGATTTGAGGAAGTTGCCAAACAAGCGGCTAATTCTAAGAAAAGGCTAGACCAGACTGCTATTGCTGTTGTCAAGGTAACTGAAGACGGCAAATGGTTTGTCAAAGAGATTGTTTATGGTAGGTGGGACATCCGTGAGACTGCGGCAACTATCCTGATGAAGATGAGGGATTACAGACCTTTGGCTGTTGGAATTGAGCGAGGTGCATTAAAAAATGCAGTTTTGCCATATTTATCTGACTTAATGCGTAAAAATAATGTATATTCGCACATAGTTGACTTAACGCATGGCAACAGGAAAAAGGCTGACAGAATTATCTGGAGCCTCCAAGGTCGATTTGAGCATGGGCGTATTGTGCTGAACTCTGAGGAGGATTGGGATGAATTTAAAGATCAACTTCTTTTATTTCCCGCCATTGGAGTGCATGATGACTTGCCAGATGCTTTGTCATATATTGACCAGTTAGCCGTGACTTCTTACTTTGAGGATGTTGAAGAAGATGAGTGGGAGCCAGTTGACATAATTAGCGGGGTTTAAATGGCAACAGACAAAGAAGTGAAGATTGAAAACGAAGGTGGTTACGATGAGCCTACACAGGCTGACAAGGACTTAACTGCCTTTGTTGTTGACCATTGTGATCGTTGGCGTGATTACAGAAACACCAACTTCCTTCCAGATTGGCTAGAGTACGAGCGCATCTTCCGTGGTGAATGGGCAGTAGAAGACAAAACCCGTGAATCAGAGCGTAGCCGTATTGTTACCCCCGCCACCCAACAAGCAGTTGAGACTCGCCACGCTGAGATCATGGAAGCAATCTTTGGTCAAGGCGACTTCTTTGACATTGAAGACAACATCCAAGATGTCAATGGCAATCCAATAGATGTGGAGATGATTAAGCGTCAACTCACAGAAGACTTCAAGAAAGACAAAATCCGCAAAGCAATCGATCAGATTGAATTGATGGCTGAAATCTATGGCACAGGCATAGGTGAAGTTGTAGTGATGACTGAGACAGAATATGTCCCATCGACTCAACCAATCCCTAACCAGATGGGGCAAGCGGCTATTGGGGTATTAGAGAGAGAAAGAATTGCGGTCAAGATTTCTCCTGTAAATCCAAAGAACTTTCTGTTTGACCCAAATGGAACTAGCGTAAATGACTGTATGGGTGTGGCAATTGAGAAATATGTCTCTATCCACAAGATTGTCCAAGGCATTGAGGCTGGCATCTATCGCAAGGTAAACATTACCACTTCTGGTGACGATTCTGACCTAGAACCTACCCAAGAAGTAAGCCAATATCAAGATGAGAAGGTCTTGTTGTTGACCTACTATGGTCTTGTCCCACGGGAATACCTAGAGAATCTAGAAGAAAACAAAGAGATTGTTGACCTTTTCCCAGATAACTCTGAGGCAGAGGAATATGCTGACTTGGTAGAAGCCATTATTGTTATTGCCAATGATGGGCAACTCCTAAAGGCTGAAGCCAATCCCTACATGATGAAGGATCGTCCCGTCTTGACCTATCAAGATGACACAGTTCCTAATCGTTTGTTGGGCAGAGGCACAGTAGAAAAAGCGTTCAATATGCAAAAGGCTATTGACGCACAGACTCGCTCACACCTAGATTCCTTG